CTAAGATCCGCAAAATCAGTAAATGCAGTGGTTCCAGATGTTGTTGGAGCTACTTTAGTAAGCGCACCACCTCCTGTTGCATATGTACCGCTAGAAGCCACCTCACCCGTTGTGGTAAAAGCCGTGGTTGCAGCACCTAAAGTTGCAGTTGTGCTAGACTTCCCACCACTACTCTCTGCATACAGGGCAAGCTTAAAAGCGTTACCGTTTGTTGCGAAGTTGTGCGTACCCAACATCAATTCTTGCTTGAATGCGGTACACATTGCTTGTGCTATTGCCATTACAGTCTCCCTATAGCGTCAGCTAGTTGATGTTGACCCGCCTCACGGATCTTCGCGCAAATTGTAGCACGTTCTTCCCTTCTAGCCAACTCTACATAATATTGCACTAAATTTCTTACTCTATCTTTAAAAGCTTCTGCCTGTAGTCGAATAGGCTCTGGAGCTTCGTCAGATATATACATTATCTTGTTTGCTGCCATGTCTGCAATCTGATCATTAGATAAACCACCATTGTCAGATGAAACGACATTAACGGATCCCACTGATCCAATATTAACTTCAAACATTATCATGTCTCCCAAAAATAATAGGGCCTGACTCCACTGGCTCTGGCGGCTTTATCTCAGACTGCCTTGTAATTAAAATGTTACCCTCTTGAACTGTTTGAACCAACGGATCGTCCAATCTATGATAACCGTAAAGTTTTTCATTTTCTGGAACATTCGTATCTAACAAGCCTGAACGATGAGCAATTTCAAGTTTAATCCCTTTAGATGCCGCAATCGCGCACCAAAACTCTACGCAAGCTCTACCTGACTCTGCCATGTTTACATTTTTATAAGTGAAATCAATGCCGTACAAACATATTTTTTCTGCTTTTTTCCATACAGCGTAAGCCATAGCGTAAGCTACAGTATTGTTAAAATAACAATAACCTGTTGTTTTAACTACTTCTTCTAAAGGATAAAGCTCAATGGCTGGATAATCTTTATGCTGCACACAAGAATGAATTGGCGCTGTGTTTTTGGACAGAAATTTTCTTGCTATACCCGTCTGAGAACCAGCATTTTCTGTGTCTAAAAACCTTGTCACAGGATCCATCATAAACGTCCTATCAACGTGTATAATAGCTCCAATGCAATTTATTCCCCAAATCTCATCAAATTCTTGAGATGCAACTCTTGCGGCTATGTAGTCGGCATAACTGCCTCCAAGCCCAACAATAGCTATTTTCATGTTTATTTTGCCCTAGTTAGCCCTTCACGATATGCGTCTTTATTCTCTACCTCATCTGCGTATTTTTTTAAACTCTGGATAGATTCAGTGTATCTAGCAATATAAAGCTGAAGCATGTCTGTCTCACCTTTCATAAAGGTGTATGCCTCAATCAAAGAACCGTACAACAAAGTATTAGGAGCGTTATCACTTACCCATGTAGTGGTTGCGTCTGCACTAGTTGAAACAACAACACCTGTCGCACCGCTGGTTCCGCCTGTGACTGTTTCTCCAACAGCTAAATCATTGCTAGGTATAACAATTCTCATAGTTGTTGCTGTCAAAGCTTCGCTAATGGTGGTTGCGGTGCCACTGGTGCCACCTGTAATGGTTTCAGCATCAACGAATGTTCCACTCACGCTACTAACGGTCAAAATAAACTCACTTGTAGTGAGGCTATTTGGCCTGTAAAAGTAATGTAATTCAGCGGTATAGGAATTATTGGGAACAGGAGATAATATAAAGTTTTGATAGTCATAAAGAGAATAATACTTAGGCACACCTGTTGTAGATGTAGGATTAAACTCTTGTAAAAAATTAACATCTTTTTGCAACAAGAACTCTTTAGTGCTTGAGTTGGTAATACTCAAACTAAAAGAAGCAAGATAATCAGAAGGAACAGCCAAAAACTGATTACCAGAAGTTGTTGTCCCAGTTACATTTTTACGAAAATAATCTAAATCAACTTCTTTAAGAATTTTTTCTTCTGCATTTTTAATAAAAAAACTTAAATTGTTTTTAAAAGTAGTTTCAGAATTTTCTGTCCATTCTTGAATGGCAGTTTTTAATGTTGTGTATGTATAGCTCATGGTGTGTTCGCCTGTCCGCCCATGCCACTGTGGTTAGTGCAATAATAGTACAACGTAGGAGCGCCACTGGCTACGGTTATTTGAGTATAAGCTCCTGAAGAGCCAGGAGTGCCGCTGGTCGTAACCCCTGTTGTATATTGAGAGCCACCCCCATGTGTGCCATCAGAGGTTGTTGACAGCCTTAAAGGATGACTTGAATTACTGCCGTCTGATTGATCGAATCTGTAAGTGCTGCCCTCCGACAAACTAACGGTATCTTGTCTAACTCCGTCAATATAATATTTATTCGCCCCAAGATAAGAAGCAACTGTAACAGTATATGTAGCAGCTATGGATGTTCCGGTGCCTGACGCTGTAACAGTCCCTATAGAACCTGTTGCGGTAATGCCAGTAACATTTGCGTCAGTAGGAGTTATAACACTACCGCCAAAGGTGACATTTCCAATTTCACCTTGCATTGCAGGTATTAATGGCTGAAACAACAGTGTTGTTAAATTAAATGCAGGGAAACTAACTGTAATACCAATTATATTATTGGTATCAGGGCGAGGATCCCTTAATGCTTCAGCGTCTATGGCATGACGAACAGGTTGTATTTGTGGATGCTTTTCTTCCCATTCGTCTTTCCCAACAAGCAAACCGTTCCATTCTTTACGCATGTCACGCAAACGATACCTGAAACCAGATCTGTCAGAAATGCCATAAGCATCTTTTCCAGAAGCAAACCTCCCCATCATCTAATGCTATAGAACTGAAGGTTGGGGCTTACACTGAATGACGCTCTGTCACGATCCTCTGCTTGTGCTTTGTCAAACTCTTCGTCATATATGGTTTTTAACACCTGTATTCTTTCTGGTGCTTTCTTAATGGATAGATAATAAGCAAGCCCAGCAGCTAAACATGGATAGAATCGAAATGGTATGTCTACTGTATTCGTAAACGTATCAGCATCATCTATCCTTGTGAGAGAGTCATAAACCAGTACATCTGTACTGTTTTCAGGCGTAGGCCATATTTTAATTACAGGCGTTACTTGACGATCAACAAAGAATTGAGAAGGACGAGATTGAGTGTCTTTGGAGTTTATTGACAAGTAAGCATCTCTGCTAACTCTGCTCATAGACAAATCAGAGTCGCTTCTTCGCACTACCATAGACAAAACATCAATTACGTCTGCGCCAAGAGTATAACTAGCAGTTCCTTGAGTAAGGGCTTGCGTTCTTTGCGTTATAGTCCACTGGTTCAGACCGCGATTAGCCCAATCAGCAAACATTAAATTCAAAGAACGCTTTGCAGTTTTTAGGTCATAACCTGTTTTAACTTCTAAGCCGCAACGCTCAAAAGCCTCCTCAATGTAATCACTTACATCTAGCTCAAAATCAGTTGACCCGGAAACAGCCATTATTTCTTAACCTTACCGCCACGCATCATGCCCATAGCCATAGCTTTGCGAGGAGAAATTTGCTTGGCAGCACCGCCACCCATCATCTTCTTAGGAGCAACTTTTCCACCACCACGCATTTTTCTAGCTTTTTTAGCGGCACCACCGCCCATCATTTTTTTGGGTGCAGTTGTACCGCCGCTACGCATGCGTTTAGCTTGTTTTTTGGCACCTACCATTTTGATGTCTCCTGTATCTACGGTTTAAAATCAAATTCACATAATCTTGAGGATCATAGTTTTCATAGTATCCCATTTTTTCTAGCTTTTGACTAGCATCATCTAATTCTGACAATCTTTGTATAAATACCATCGTAAAATTCGTTTGAAAAGCAAGCAGCCAAACATCCATTTTATTGTAGGCAAACCACTCATTCATCGCAATACAAGCTGCCTCAACTTCTTCATATGTTTGTGATGGTTCCTCTTCTAAACATATTATAATTGAATGCTTATCACTAAAATTCTTGCATTGTGCCGCTACAGTTTCCCATAAATCTTGCCTACTAACACATTCAACTATTCTTAACTTATCTTCTTTAAAAGTTTTTTTTGCATAAGGACAAGGAGCAAAACCCAGGTCAGGGTCCACCACACTTAAATCATTCATAACCCAGTCTTCAATTAACTTTAGGATTTCTTTCTTCTCTTTAATGACTTCACCCTTCTTGGCTTACCTGCTGGTTGCCCAAGCCTTCTCTTTTGCGATACCCTGCTACGCTTCTCAGCGGCTGTCATTTCTTTGGTTGTTTTGGGGGTCTTAGAAGAGACACGCTTGGAGGGGCGGCAATATGGAGTTTTCCGTTTATCACCTTTCCTACGCCCACACGCTTTCCCCGTGGAAACGTCCTTCCAGTCCTCTTTGAACCACCTTTTGAGAGCAAGCCCACTTTTGGTTTTCCTTACCGCCATGCTAAAACCCTATCACCACTCTATAAGTTTATCACTACTATTGGGATCATACTCACACATATAAGATCTAGGGCAGAACTCAGTAACTATCATTGATGTCCTAGTCTTGTTTGCTCCCAGATAAACACAATGCCATTCACCATTTACTTTCTTATATCTTTCAAGCCTACACTCAACAAATTTAGTTTCTGCTCTTGCTATCATAGAAATCACTACAGCGAAAAAAACTATAACAACAACTACAACACCACTAATCATAAAGAACTGTTTTAGGCTTTCTTCAAACTCTCTAGCTTCTTGTATCTTCTTTCGCCTAGCCTCCGCAACAGCCTCTTTAGCGGCTTGTATGCGTCTAGCCCTCTCTTCCGTGATGGATTTCCAGGTGCCGGGACCAAAGCGTAAATCAATCATTTGCGCTATTTCACGCATTTGTTCTTGAGCTAATTTAGCATCAATTACTTCTCTTGCAACATTTGTAACGCCAAATTGATCACCTACACTAACGCCAGACTTCTTACTCCTTTTGTGCTGTACCTGTTTTTCGCCCTCAAAAAGATTATCAATATATCCAGCAATATCCGATACATCGTTAGCAGTTCCAATAGCACTTTTGATGCCATCGACTGCACTTTTAAATAATGCAAATCCTGCTAAAGCAGTCGAAATCGGTTCCATTTTTTCCTACGAATATTTAGTTGCTTTTCTTTTGTTACTCATGACAACTCCACAACCTCTAGCAACATTTGGATTGCTAGAAGGCCGTTTTGCCCTTGTAACTGCCCCTCCATTATTCATTGTAACAGCACCACCAGTGGCCTTCTTCTTGGCTTTCTTCTTGCCTCCAGTGCCGTAATTAGCCGCACCAACTTTTCTGCATTTTGCAATAGCGCCTGAAGCATATGCGCTTGGGAAAACCCTGTAACGAGCTTTTACTTTACGATAACAAGCGTCTTTAGGCATTTTAGAACTCCGCTTTGATGGTGGGTTTGAAATTTGTTTTGGGATGGAACTGCGCGAGATTGTCATCATAAGTCCTTCCTGTAAATTCTTCCCACATAGGCTTTAGCATTTTATGATTTGCATCTACCTTAAAAGCGATAACGGCTGTATCGGTCTTTAAATCAACAATGGAAGTCCCTATCCAACCAAGTAGCCCAAGCAAAGCCGTAAGGAAGACAGAGCTAGAAGCAATTGCAATACCCTTTAACATTTCCATCTCCGCCTTGCTTGACGTAACCGTGAATTAGGATTCTTTGCCGCTTTTGGAAATTTCTTCATTTGCCCAGCGGATCTAGCGCAAAATGACTTACGCCGTTTTGCATCTTTACTGCCTTTTTTAACCTTACCTGTAACAGCCGTTTTTAACTTACTGCCAGGGTTGTCTCTGCGATACTTTGCAACGCCTTTTGTAGTCATTCCCGCTCCACTTTTGGTAGAACGGAAATACTTTTTGGTCTTAGGGGGCTGTTTGTCCCTTTTACGAGCCATTTTAGTAGCTTTTTCTAACTTGCATAATGACGGTGTATGTATCAGCCGAAGCATGACCCACGGTTGTAAACATAATGTCACCTGTAACACCAGAACTAGCTGGATTGGTTAAACCACCAAAGCTGGTGTAGTCATGATGACCACTTTGATTTTCACCTAACTCAATACAAAAATCATCTGTTGACGCATCAAACAAGATTTTGACTTTCATACCGTTACACTGCCACCACATTTTTTCTATAGTGGCTCGTGTGCAAGCATTACCTGATGCGCTGTTGGACAAAGCAGAAACATCAACTTTTTTAACAGCGTCTTCTCCTGATCCATCAGAAATGTTGGTAAATTTAAGTACAGCAGTTTTTTCGCCATCAGCCAAAGTTTGTGAAGTCACTGCATCTGCCATATCAATCTCCTGTAATAAAAGGAGGGGTTTCCCCCTCCTAGATCAATTACGCAATTTGAACGTACTCGATGATGAATGTGAAAGAACCTGCTGTTGTTGCATCAACTGTATTGGTGATATTACAGAAAATTGTTCTTGCGGTGTCTGTGTACTGAACAGAAGCTGGGGCTGTTGTTCCACTCTGCGTTTGAGCAACCAAAGTAGTCGTGGTCACGTTATGCACTACGACTGTAGTTCCGCCATCAAGAATTTCATCAGTAACCGCCGCAACAATCTGTGCGCCAGAAGAAGATGTACCAACTTCGTAACCAATATCACCTGTTCCAATAACTGGAGCAACGTCACAAAATATTTTAATGTCAGTGATGATTGTGTTTGCTGGCTGTGTGAACTCACCAATAGCTGGGCTGTCACCTGCTGTGGTGTTTACAGTAACGCCAGTGGCATAACCAACGTGCTTTACATATTTGTTGGTGACAATGCCTGTAGAAGCAATAGAAGAGGTTTCTGTTATCGCACCCGTGGTTGAGTCTTTATTGATAACTTTAAAACCATTTTCGGAACGAACCGCTCCGGTAAAAGTAGTTGTAGCCATGTCAATCTCCTGTCGTGGCTAGTGTCAGTCACCCAATGCGACTGTCAGGAATTATTAATCATACATTAAAAAAGAAAGGGCGGCAACAGCCGCCCATCCTCAATAGGTATAATTGTTCGCTTATGCGCCCGGTGAACCGAACACTGCACGAGGATCACTAAAGCCGAAGCTGTAACGCTCACGAGCCTTGAAACGCATGTTACCAGTATCAAAGTCAGCTTCCATACCAGTTGCCATTGGTGTGCGCTCAAAGTGCTTAAAGCCGTTAGGTGCATCCGTTTTGATAAAGAAAGCATCTGTATCAGTCAGGAAGTGGTTAACAGCGTAGCCTTCAGGCAACATACCCATGTTACGCATTGCGTTCACATCGTTGTCGGCTGTGCCGGGACGAAGTGTTGACTCAAGAAGACGGTCAGCAATAAACTGAAGCTGTGGTGGAACAATCAGTTTCATACCGCGAAGTGCGATAATCATGTTCCGCTCATCAACGAATGTTGAGATGTCAATTAAGGCATTCTCAAGTGAAGTTTCGTTGAGGTCAGCAGCAGTTGATGGCTCATTGCGAAGAGTTCCGCCGCCAGATAGCGGATGGTCAGTAGCACAAAGCTCCTTACCGTCACCACCTGTAAAGCCGCTATCAAACGCATTGTTCAATGTTGCAGCAGCTTTGACTTGCTTCGTGTGAGCCATTGAACGAGCAAGAGCCTTTGTATAACGAGCGCCAAGGCGGTCATACAAATTGTCTTCCATCGCTTCTTCCGTTAACGCGAATGCGAGAGCAATTGTCTCATGCGTATAACGTGCTGTGTATGCTTCAGAGGCAGAATCAAACACGACTCCAGATCCCTCTGATTTGGTGTTAGCATTACCAAAACCTGTGATCATCACCTCTTCTTCAAATGCACGATCTGAAGATTCAGTGTCATAGATTTCAGCATGCTCGGCTTCGTAACGATCATATTCCATTCCGAATAGAGCGTTGAGGCCGGGTTCTAGCTCTTTCGCTAGTTGTGCGCGAGAAATAGCCATTATACAGCCTCCTTATGCTAATCCAGCGCCTTTAACGCCGAATACATGGTTTCCAATTACACACAAAACATTTGTATGCGCTGATCCTACATCATTGTTTTCAGGATCTTCTGAAATATCAATGACTTTCAAAGGCAGTGTCGTAGCTGTACCACCATCTGTGACTTGCAACTCCGCTCCTGAAATACCAGTAACGGTGCTTCCAGCAGTTGTGTAAACAACGTCAAAGTTACCCAGAAGATCTGCCACTGGGAAAGCAATTGCAGCTTGAATTTCAAAAATAACCATAGGGTCATCAATGATAAAAGCAATAATATCAGAAGCATTAGTGCTTGCAGGATAAAAGTTTGAAAAAACTTGCTTTTTTGTTGTTGGGTCAGTGTACTGACAGCCATTAAATACACCAACGATTGGCACTGTGCCACCGTCAGCATGAACTTCAATCCCACCACCAGTAACTTGAGCAACCATATCTCCTTGGAAAATAGCTGTCCCGTAGTTAGCGGCGATACGATAACGGCTTTGCCCACCAGTATAGGGTGTTCCACCTATTCTTTTGACGGGGCGCATGCCGAATGCGGCATCTTGGTTCGCCATAATCTAGTCTCCTTGACTATTTGTCCCCTCCCTTTGGTCCACCAAAGGATACGGAAGAGGAGCGTTGAGGTTTTTGCTTTGGCATGTTTGGATTGTTTTCACGCATCCAATCACGATCCACAGCTTCCATTTGATTCTGCGTCACTTGATTGTAGTGAGCAGTTCTTTGTTCCACGATCTCTTCAGGGATTCTGGCTAAAACCAAACCTCCTACGCCAATCACGCCAGCGTTTTTTCCTTCGTCAACAACAGGTGCATCAAAATCAGGATAGTCTTCCGCTCTTACAAGCTCCCATCCCTCTCTGCGCCTCTTATGTACGTTATTTTTGTCATCGTAGCCCATTACGGACTCACGGATCCAACGGTGTTTAAAACCAATTGGGGCTTCTGGGGCTTCCAAAGTTGAAGGCGGTTTCCAATCTGCAACTCTCGCTGTTTTTTCACGGGTTTGCGAATCCCTGCTTGCACGATCAGTCATTTGACCTTCCTCTCTAGTTTTGCAACCTCTTTGGCGTATCGCTCAAGAGGTATTTTCATTTTAGTAGCAAAAGCCACTTGACCCGGCGTTAGTTCCACCGTCTTTTTCCGCCCAGTTTTACTTGATGACCGTCCATTAGACGCAGGAGAAACCGCTTGGGCGTTCTGCCGTTTTTCCTGAAACTTGTGCGGCATTTCGTGGCGCATGCGCCTGTCAATTTCCGCATAATACTCGTCAGAAGAAGGGTCAAACCCTTCTTGAGCAACTAATTGTTCGTGTAACGCCGTAGCTCCACGAGTCATAAACATGTCAGTGCCAAACCACGAGTTCTTGCCCATCCAGTTTTTAAGCTTTGGGTCAAGCTCTTGCTGCTGTTGTGGTTGAGCTACTTGCTGAGGTGCCTGTTGTTGAGCAGGAGCCTGTGCTTGTCTTTGCTGGCGATTTTTTTGAATACGAAGGCGCTCTTTTTCAATAGCCAAGCCAGAAATGATTTCCTGTGCTTGAGCCATCTTTTCCATGTCACCGTTGTCATATGCTTCTTGAAGCATTCTTTTTGCAGCGGCGGCTTGGCTTTCAACACGACCATCATATTCAGCAATATAGCCCTGATCTAACTGAGCTATACGTTGCTTCATCTCTTCGTTTTGTTGCTGCAAAGACTGTGCGTAACCATAAGCGGCTTCCGCCTCTTCAATGGCCTGTTTACGCTTTGCAGTTAACTGATTAATTCGCTTCTGAACATTTTCACTATAATTTTCAATTTCTGAAGACTCTTCTTCCTGTACAATTGTACTGGTTTTTTCTTCAGAATCATCTGTTGATGCCACAACCTCTTCTGAAACAGGAACTTGCGATTGCTCGTCCTCTACCTCAAAAGAGATGTTCTCTTGTTCAGTTTCATTTTCCATTAATTCATTAGCACTCATTACAAGCTCCTATTTGCACTATACATAAGAAATATCAGCGGGGTCAAGTATTGTGGCTATAACATTATCGTCATTTATGAGTCTAACCTCTAAACCATCCACTTTAAATCTATTTCCAGCATATCTTCCCATTAATACCCATGATTTCTCATCACACCATGCTCCTGTTGGGAATTTATTGGCATCGCAATAAGCGTCTGGGCCAACTTTCACAACATAAGCAGCAACTGTTGCATGATTTTCACGCTCACGAACAGTTTCAGGGATAATAATACCCCCAGCGGTCTTCTGTTTCATGTAATAGGGAATAACAAGAAGCCTATAACCCACAGGGTTAGGCAGTCTTTCAATAGCAGAAGCTCCCATGCTTGATGGATCTTCTGTATTTTTTTTGTTTTCTTCTGGAGACTCAAAACCCTTTGCAATTGCTTTTGGCACTTCTGAAACTGGGGGTTTTGTTTTCTGTTGATTGGCGTACCTATCTGGTACGAATAGTTTTTTAGCCATCTTCTAGCTCTATGCCTTTCATCGCGGTCTTTATATGTTCCTCACATTGGGTCAAGCCGCGTATTTGCCCCACCATGAACCGATAGTCGGAATGATCCTCTATCGCACCATCCGCAAGACGCTGTGTGTAATCAGCCTTGTCTTGACGTATGTTCTTTAATAAATATTCCGCAAGTGTAATTGCGTCCATTATTTCTTACCAAAAAACTTTGTTGCCGCTCGTGTTCCAAAGCTTGCGCTTACGATAATCCCAAGCGTGTATCTGTAATACTCCGGCATGGCATTCAAAGCTGTGAACCCATCCGTTACTATCTGTCTACCCCATTCTCCACAGAATGCCAAGATTAATGGGACAGAAAACAAAATTGTAAGCCACTCGTCTTTCCAGCTATTTGCAGATGCGTCAGCCATTTTAAGATCCCAGTCGATCTCTCCCGTGGCTTTCTTCTCCATAATAACAGCTTCAGCCCTAGCTTTTGCAACCTTTGCACCTGCCTCGGCTTTCTTTGTTTCAACCTTCCCCTCAAGCCATGTCGAGGCAAGGTTGCCTAGCGGTCCTATGAGAGCCTGTAGCATCACTTCATCTCCATCATTGTTTCAATCTTAGCAATGCGTAACTCAAGTTCTCGCACACGTTGAATGTTAGCCTCTACTGACTCAGGCGGTTTCCATTCATCTATCCAGTCGTCATTCTCTTGGATTTCTTCCCAGTGCATTTTCTGTTCATGCTCTAAAAAGGCCAACCGTTCAGTGATGCTAAAGTAACCCCAAACAGACAGACCAGTAAAAGCTATCAGTCCTATCAGGTTTTTCAAGGGGATGGTAAATTCGCTACTCTCATTTAACTTTGAAGCCATTACTCAACTCCCAGAACTTTTGACAGCCCAAAGACCTCAAGCATGATAAATGTAAAGAAAAGCAGCAAGATTGAACCAGCTATTAGCTTGCCGCTAAAGTTGGTCGAACCAATCTTGATAGCTACAAATTCATTACCTAGTATACGAAGCACAAGTTCAAAGCTGTTTTGCCCAACATTAACCTCAACAGGTTTTTTCTTTTCTTCTGTCATTAAATGATGCCCCTGATTGTTCTAAGATCATCTAGGTTCTTCTCTTTCTTGCCGCCGTCATACTCCCAAGCATAGCCACGACTGACCATTTCCTCGTTGATGTTCATAACACCACACCAGATAGTCCCAAGCATCCGCCCATACTTGCCATCTTTTTCAGTGGCTACCCATAGTTTTTCACACTCTGAAAGACGGCGCTCCAAAAAATCCTTGGCCTCAAGACCAAGTTCTTTTTCTTCCAAGTCTTTGGTTCTGGACTCCGGTGTATCGATGCCAGCCAGTCTAACACGCTCTTTTTTGGTGAGATCGAAGCCAAGATCTATGAGTATGTCAACAGTATCACCGTCAACCACTCTGACTACTTCCTTGATTTTGTACTCATACATATCAAACCGTACCCCTATTACCTAGACAGTTGCCCTTTAGGCAAAGTTCTGCAATTGTAGCTGACTGGTTTGTAGCCTTTGTAGTACTTGTGTACATCACTCGCCATACCCAGCGCCCTGACTTTACATGTACGCTCTATGTCAAACCACTGTTGCCCTTCAAAAGTTACGCAGATCTCCATGTTGGATATCATGCAAGCAACAACAATCGCCTGATACATCTACCTCTCACGTTTTAGGTCAGCCTGTGTGTTTATACGATAAACATTCACTTCGTTTCTGTCGTTTGCAATCTGTTCCTGCAACCGCTGTCGCTGCACCGCCATGTCATAAGCCTGCTGTAGCTTGGCCTGATCAATCTGGAAGTCCATCGCATCGTTCTGCATCTTACGCTGGATCTCTTGCGTATCGTTCTGTAACTCCTGCTGACGTATCTGAACCAAAGGATCAGGTTGTGTCTGCGGCTTGAGCATAGGAGCAAGCTGCTCC